TTTCTCCGAAGTGGTACATCTACCTGAATTACTGGAGCCTGATGGATTACGATCTAAAGGCCGTCAGTGATATTCTCCTCGCCGGTTCCGACCGTGGATTTGTCTGCGGCGATGAATGGCGTGACCGGATGCACCTGCCTCCTGCAGGACTGAAGGAATTCAAGATACTGGAGAACTATATCCCGTACGACAAGAGCGGGGACCAGGAGAAGCTGAAATGAAGATACAGCTTGACTGCCCGCAAGCCCAGCACGGCGACATGATGCGGGTGTACTGCAAGAAAACCGGAGAGCTGTGTCTCTTCCAGTATTTCAAAAACTGCAAAGGATGGTGGGTTAACAGCCCGACAGCGGCGAAATGCCAGATAAGGAAGGAGATTGAAGATGGAAACAATGGATAGGAAAATCCGCCAGTTGAGAAGCGATGCTTCTCAGTTTCAAGTGAGAGAAGCAGAGGGAGACCTTTCAATCGAAGGATACTTCTCTGTGTTTAATAGCATCTACGAACTGTGGCCGGGAGCAACGGAGAGTGTAGCTCCGGGGGCTTTTTCGGAAACCCTCGGCGATGACATCCGTGCCCTGGTCAACCACAACGACACTCTGGTGCTGGGGAGAAATAAAGCCGGTACACTGGAGCTCCGGGAAGATTCACACGGGCTGTGGGGAAAGATCAAAGTCAATCCGAACGACAGCGATGCAATGAACCTGTACGAACGTGTGAAACGGGGCGACGTCAACCAGTGCAGCTTCGGCTTTATGATCGAATCCGAGGAAACCGAATTCCGCGAGGACGGCTCCATTCACTGGACGATTCGCAAGGTCAAACTGTTTGAGGTGTCTGTTTGCACGTTCCCTGCCTATGAGGCAACCGAAGTCTCCGCACGGAAGGCAGATTATGAAGAAATCCAGAAGCGGAAAACTGAAAAATGGCGTGCTGAAATGCACGCAAAACTGAATAAGGAGGAAGCCGAATAATGGCACTCAAAGCTTTTATGCTCCGTAAAAAAATTACGGATGCCAGAAAGAAACTGGATGCCCTCAGAGAAAAAGATGCTGAATTCGAAACCCGCAAGGCAGAGCTGACAGCGTCCATTGATGAGGCCCAGACCGAAGAAGAGCGCAGCGCGGTAGAGGAAGCGGTTGATACTTTCGATGCCGAAGAGGCAGCGCATGAGGCCGAGAAGGATAACCTCGGCAAGCAGATCGAGGATCTTGAAAAAGAACTCGAGGAAGAAGAAGCAAAGCAGGACACCACGCCTCCGGCCGACGTGGAAGCTCCTAAACCTGAGGCCGAAAATGATGAAAGGAAAGGGAATACCACTATGTCAACCAGAAGCAATTTCTTCACCAGAATGTCCGCTCAGGAGCGCGATGCATTCATCGCCCGTGCCGATGTGCAGAACTACCTCGCCGGGGTCCGTGCTGCCATCAAAGAAAAGAGAGCCATCACCAACGTCGGCCTGACCATCCCGGAAGTGATGCTCGGCCTGCTGCGTGAGAATATCGAAAGATATTCCAAACTCTACAAGCACGTCACCGTCCGCCGGATCTCCGGAGAAGGCCGCATGGTCGTCATGGGTGCAATCCCTGAAGCAGTATGGACGGAGTGCTGCGCGAACCTGAACGAGCTCTCCATCGGCTTCAACGATTATGAAGTGGACTGCTACAAAGTGGCAGGCTATTTCAAGATCTGCAACGCGAACCTCGAGGACTCCGATCTCAACCTCGCCGCGCTGCTGCTCGACGTGATCGGCGAAGCAATCGGCTATGCTCTTGATAAGGCCATCCTCTACGGCCGCAACGCATTTGGCACCCAGAAGATGCCGCAGGGCATTGTCTCCCGTCTGGTGCAGACCGCAGCTCCTACTGGCTATCCCAGCACTGCACGTCCCTGGGTCGATCTCCACAGCTCCAACATCATAACAATCGCCAACACCGTGACCGGAATTGGCCTCTTCCAGAAGGTCATTGATGCGGCTGGCAAAGCAAAGGCTAAGTACGCCAAAGGCGCGCTTACGTGGGTCATGAATGAAACCACCAAGCTGACGCTCATTGCAGAAGCTCTGGCAGTGAACGCATCTGGCGCAATCGTCTCCGGAATGGGTAACACTATGCCTGTTGTCGGCGGAGACATTGAAACCCTCGAGTTCATTCCCGACAACGTGATCATCTTCGGGTACTTCGAGCTGTATCTCCTCGCAGAGCGCAAGGGTGAGCAGTTCGCATCCAGCGAGCATGTCTTCTTCCTGGCTGATCAGACCGTCATGAAGGGCACTGCCCGCTACGACGGCGGCCCGGTCATCGCGGAAGCATTCGGCGCACTCGGCATCAAGGGCGTGACTCCGAACGCCACCATGACCTTCGCTTCCGACACAGCCAACACCTGAGGATGATGCGGCATGGGGGATAACCAGATTTTAGTTCCGCTGAAGATTGACCTGCATATATCGTCGGATGCGCTCGACTCATATTTGCTGGATCAGATCCATGCCGCAGAGGAATACATCAAAACCGAGGGCATAAAGCTGGATCCAAATAATTTTGGAGACAGGCTGCTGGTGGAGATGTATGCAGCGCACCTGTACAGGAGCCGGAGAGACACGGGAGATAAAAGCAAAATGCCGAGGATGCTTCGCTGGGCGCTTAACAACCGCCTGTTCTCGCAGAAGATATCGGAGGGCTGAGCATGGATGATCTCATTGAACTGGTTTCGCTGACATTCACAACAGATGCACTGAAACAGCGCATTCCTCAAGAGAGCAGAAGATCTATCTGGGGTCACATCCAGTCGGTCAGCAAGTCGGAATGGTTCCAGGGAGGGCAGAACGGTCTTCAGCCCTCCCTCGTCGTTGACACCAACATGATTAATTACCAGGGAGAAAAGACGGCCATTGTCCATGGGAAGAGGTACTCCATTTATCGGACCTATTTCAACGATCAGAGCGACACGATAGAGCTTTATCTCGAGGAGCAGGTGCAGGATGTCGAACGCGGTTAAAATTGATGATATGGCAAAGGTGCTGGCGCAGCATCTGCAGGATTACTGCCAGGACGTCACGGACGGCCTGAAGACAGATATCAAGGCAGCCGCAAAGGACACCGTCAGCGAACTGAAGGCCACGTCACCACAGGACAAGCGGAAGACAAAGCGCCGCGGCCAGTATGCAAAAGGCTGGAAAGATACCACAGTGTTTGAAAGTGACCTCGACATTCGTGTCGAGGTCCATAACAAAACAGATTACCAGCTGGCTCATCTGCTGGAATTCGGCCATGAGATCGTGGTAGGCGGGAAGGTCGTCGGACATTTCGACGGCACTCCGCACATCCGGCCGGCCGAGGAAAAGATGGAAGAGCAGCTGATGAAAAAGGTGAAAGTGAGGGTGAGAAAATGACGCTTCCTGAACTGTCGGACGTGCTGGCATCAACCGGCGTCCCGACAACATACCACTCCTGGCATGACGTCGACGGAGAGCGGCCATCCCTGCCCTTCATGACTTACCAGGTGGCGTATTCCAATAACTTTTTTGCAGACAACACGGTCTATCTTCCAATCAACCACATCGACATTTCACTGTACACAGCGCTGAAATCCCTGGAGACTGAATCCCTTGTGGAAGAAGCCCTCGAAAGCGCTGAGCTCCCATGGAACAAGACCGAAACATTCATTGATAGCGAACACTGCTATCAGATCATTTACGAAGTAGAGGTGTAATATGCCGAAAAATAAGGTTCAGTTCAACATCAAGAACGTGCACTATGCCATCCTCACGGAAACCGTGACGGATGGACAAACGACATATTCCTGGGGAACACCGGTGCACGTTCCCGGTGCGGTAAACATTACTCTCGAGGCACAGAGTGAGCTGTCTCCGTTCTACGCTGACGGCATTGTTTACTACCAGACCGTTTCCCAGAACGGCTACGAAGGCGATCTGGAAATGGCAAAATTCCCGGATCAGATGCTGCAGGACGTCTGGATGATGACCATCGGCGCAACTTCCAAGGT